AAGTTCGTTATTTAAACAAACGCATCAATAGTAACGAACGCACTTTAGTTAGTAGTTACTGGAAAGAGCAAATTGAACATTATGGCACTGAAGTAAGCTACTATACTAACGGTTACACTCTATCTACTCACAATTACCTTTATGGTGAAGATCCAACAATGCCCTTTGTGAGTGCAGGTCCTGTTGTAATGTTAACAGATATTACTAACGACGCTATAATGTTATCTAAGTTTGGTATTATGGCAGATTGTGATATGACGTGCATGGTTCACATTTCTTCCTTTAATGAGGTTTTTGGAACATATAGAGAACCTAAAGCAGGAGATTTAATCGAATTAAAAGAATACGGAGGGTTTGGCGATAGGCCAGGGGGAAGAGGTGCACCGGTTTATGAGATAACAGAGCGAGATGATCAAAATTTACAATTTAATGCAAACTCTTTAATGGGTCATTATATTTGGGTTATGAAATGCAAACGTTGGGAATACTCATCAGAACCTTCTGCTCCTAAGGAACCTCTTAATATACAAATTAATGACAGCGAAGAATATGGAAGAGAAGAAGGTGGTGTTAACCCTGAAGAACTTGTACAACCATATGAACAATCTGCAGATAAAGCAGCAAAATGTATCATCGATCAAGATGCATCTGATGCTTCAGAACCGTATGGTTACTACGGAGGACTAAAAGAGTTATAATAACTTAAATAATCTATATGAACGTATTACCAAGAGCTACTCCAGGTTCAACTAATGTTAATTCAAAAATAACAAGTTATAATGCATTAGCTCAGAGAATTCGTAGACAACTAGGAGAACCTCTCGTTAATATTGAAATAGCTGATGAGCAGGTATATGACAACATAGCTATAGCCATGGAGTTTTATACAAAGTATGCAGGGTATACTGAAGAATTTTTAGTATTTGATTCTAGAAAATATGTACGCGGGGTTGGTATAACGGTAGATACGTTAATAAACCAAACCGCTGAAATGTATAAATCAGATACACCCGGTTTATCAGCTGGTTACGATTATGATTTAGATTCATGGAGAAGAGTATTAGACTGCTTCTCTTTTACATATGGGGAAACAACAGGTATTAATACATTATTTACTTTAGAGCAAGCAATGTCTCAGCAAATTTATTCATCATATATGGTTGGTAATTTTGGCTTTGATTTAGTTACTTGGGAAGTATTAAAAGGTTTTATTGATACAAGAAACAAGGTTCTTGCTATGACTCCCCATTTTAGATTTGATCCTAAAAATCAAATTTTAAGAATTTTACCAGAACCGATACCTGAACAAACATATCTAGGTGTTGTTGGATGTTATATTGAAAGACCAATCAAAGATATTATAAACGAAAGATGGATATTTAGATACGCTATGGCTTTATCAAAAATATCTGTAGCTAACGTTCGTGGTAAATTTGGCGGTACAAATCTTTTTGGTGGCGGTAGCGTTAATTATTCTGATTTTATGAATCAAGGTATACAAGAAAGAGATGCACTAGAGGCTGAACTTAAAAATTCAATGGAAGATCAAACACCACCAATGTTCTTCTTGGGATAATATGAACTTTAACAATACAGTATTAGAAATATTATTAGAGGCTAAAGGGGGTAGGTGCACTAAGGTCACAAAACAGATGCCTTCAAGTCGTTCCGATAAAAAATATATGCGCTGCACTAAGGTAGATGGTAAACTTAAAAGGGTGCATTACGGTGATCCTAATTTAAGAATTAAAAAGTCCAACCCTAAAAAGCGCAAATCATTTAGAGCAAGACATAAATGCTCAACAGCTAAGCCAGGCACTGCAAAATATTTTTCTTGTAAAAACTGGTAAATGAACCGTAAAAGAACATCTAAGTTTAAACAAGGTATATTTAACCCTGTTAATAAAGACAAATATAAAGGCACTCTACCTATATTATACCGGTCATCATATGAAATTAAATTTATGAGATGGGCTGACCACAACCCTGCTGTCACCTCTTGGGGATCTGAATCTATTATAGTGCCATATCAAAACCCTCTCACTCAAAAAGTATCTCGTTATTTTGTAGATTTTAACATAACTCTGAAAAACAAAAATGGAGAAATTAAAAAATACCTTATAGAAATAAAACCTTCAGTGCAAACTATACCCCCTGCACCTACTAAAAACACAAGATCCCTTCTTAGACGACAAGCTGAGTATGTAAAGAACAGAGCTAAGTGGGAAGCAGCAACTCAGTTTGCAGCCAAAAAAGGTTCTGAGTTTATTGTGCTTACTGAAAAACATTTAGGCCTTTGAAGAATACTTTCTTGTCTTTCCTGAATCAGGAACTACCTCTTCAATAATCTCTTCAGTTATAATTGTCTTTGTTTTAGGTTTAGCAGGAATAGGTTCATCGACTAAAAGCTGTTTAGTTGATTTAGTCTCTTTTAGAATAGAACCGCCACGAGCAATATTATATGCTAACACCAACGCTACAGCTAAAGGGTCAAATACCAGTACAATACAAATAATGAAGATCTTTACAACCGTATCAAGTGGTAGGCCAACAGATTCAGCTACAAACTTAAAGGTACCAATATCATGTACCTCATTACCCTCACTGCTTAATGTAATAAGTTCGTTATCCTTTTCAAATGCTGTTGTTTGAAGTTCTTGAGCTCTAGCTGTTAAACCTTTAATCTCCTCTGCTGCTCTTGCCATGTCTTCATAGACGGGTGCTGCAGCGCGGCGTGACATTTGCGGGAGACGAGCTTCCTGAGATTTACGAGCCTCATTAAGCGTAGTAATACGCGAGTTAATCTGGTCAATTTCATTTTTAATATTTGTCTTTTGTTGTTCTATAAGAGCTACTTTATTGTTTATTAATTCTGTTTTACCTGCATTAACTTGATAACCGGATGACAGGTAGCCAAAAATACCCATAGATGTAATAACCATGAGCACTAGAACCGCTATTATCATATATAGTTTAAGAAACCAAATAATCTTCTTCCAATAACGATATAAGAAAGATGTCGTTACCAATTTACCTAATTCTAAAGACCCGGCCATAATAGCAACTTGCCAGAAGTGACCTGAGAATAGGGTTGCAATGCCGAGAACGGAAAAATAAGCTCCGCAACCGGCTACTAATAATGCTGTAAATGCTAATAGTGCTGTAAACATATTAGCAATATTTATGTCTATTTTATTGAAGTACTCTTTGTTAAGAATAAATACTTTGTATATGTTTCCTACCTATAAAGATAGAAATGACCTATTACTTAAACTTAAAAACTTCGAACCAAAAGTTGTCTGTGAAGTAGGGGTACAGCAAGGGGGGTATGCTAAAACGATTTTAGAAACTATACCTTCAATTGAAAAAATTTACTTAGTAGATCTTTGGCAAAATCAAGAAAATTATTTTGATCTCGCTAACGTAAGTGATCCAGTACATCAAGAATACATGGCTAACACTATAACAAATACAAAACCTTGGCAGGAAAAAGTTATTTTATTAAAAGGGTTTTCTACTCAAATGGCTGAACAAATACCTGATAATTCATTAGATTGGGTTTATATTGATGCTCGACATGATTATAAAGGATGTTATGAAGATATACAAGCGTATTGGCCAAAAATAAAACAAGGCGGTGTTATAAGCGGTCATGATTATATGTCAGCTGATGAAGTACCTGGACAAGATTGGTCAATATGTTACGACGGTACAAAAAATGTTGGCGCTGTAAAAGGAGCTGTAAACGACTTTGCAGCTTTAAATAACTTGCAAGTTTTAGTAAGTTATAAAGAATCAGCTTGGCATACTTGGACCTTATTAAAACAATAGTTTAATTGTAAAAATAGGTATTAGTAGATTAAATAATAGAAACATATGGGACTTAAATTTTTAGTCGAAGATATTCATGACGGGCTTGATTTTATGATCGAGGAAAAAAACCGTCAGGGTGAACAAAAACTCTACATCACCGGACCATTCTTAATGGCCGAGCAAAAAAATCAAAACGGTCGTATCTATAAACTAGACGAGATGGTTACAGAGGTTAATCGTTACACCGATGAAATGGTTAAGTCCCGCCGCGCTATCGGTGAAATGAATCACCCACAATCAACAGAAGTTAATCCTGTTAATGCATGTCACTTAGTTACGGAGTTAAAACAAAACGGTAATTATTTTATGGGTAAGTCTCAAGTACTCAACACACCCATGGGCCAGCTTCTTAAGTCTTTAATTACTGATGGAATTAAAATGGGTATTTCGTCTCGCGCTCTTGGTAATATTAACGAGATGGGAGATACAAAACATGTCTCAAATTTTCATCTTATTTGTCTCGATGTTGTTCATCAGCCATCAGTACAAAATGCCATGCTAGAATCAGTAATGGAATCAAAAGAGTATATGATTCGCCCTGATGGATCAATTATTGAATGCTCAGCAGCTGCTAGAAGACAACTTAAAGAAACCCTTTCCGCAATGCCTAAACATGGCACAGACTCATTTTTAAGAGAAGCCCTGATTGGTTTTATTAATAAAATTAAACTCGGATAATGAAAAAGAAAGATCAAATACTTTTAGAACAAGCTTATCAAAGTATTGGTAATAATCAAAATATAAGCAAAATGCTTTTGGATTTACAAAGTGGTATAAGTCGTTCACCGTCTGTAGCTTCTTTGACAAAAGAGATGGAAGCCATTGATGATATGTTTAATGTTTATGGTGTAGAGAAAAAAAACGAACTTATACAACAATTAACAACCTTAAAACAAAAAATAGATAATCAGTACAATATATCTGATTCTACTAATTT